ATCACCTCAAGCGTTGTATTTGTCATCCTCGCACTATTTACCATAAGCGTCATAAAACTATGGATTGGAGTCTCCAACAACCCTGACTAGCACCATCAGAGCCCCTCCCCATCCCTGCCATCATCCACAGCCTGTTTTCGCTATGGTCGGTGGTTTTGTCGACAAAGTACGTCTGCTCTCTAGATATCCACGCATTAGCCTCTGAGTCGGTAAAGTGCAGCCCACGCCGGCGCAGCGCTGACACAAAATCCTTTGTGTGCAGGTACTGGTATCCTTTTGGGTTGCGCAATACCGACTCGCGGAACGCCGCGGCGATGTCTGACTGTCTAAGCATGATCTTCCCTCCATCAAAATACTGTTTTTGTATACAGTAGTTTTGTTGGGATTGAAGATCAATACCAGCGGCATAATTTCGTTATTCCGGCAATTATTAAGTTGATTAGCCTGTTATTTTCCCAATTCTCTCCATCAGGTATGCAAAAATGACATCCTGGGCACTGGTCCCGTAGGAATACAAACCAGGTATCACTATTGCGTCTGACAGCACAGACGTCAGGGGTGAAATAGCCCCATCTCCAGCACCGCCTAAATTCATTTTTTGAGACGTGGTGTATGCAGGTATCGTATAGCCAGTTACCTGTCTGGTTGTTACCGTTGTCTGGTCAGACCTTTGATATGCTATCGCATATTTTCCAGCTGAGGCATCTGCGCACATAACCACGGCGCAAAACAGACCAGCCCCCATATTTGATGGGGTGAACGGAACATCTGGCTGTGTGCCACCGTTAAAAAACACGGGGAAATTACCAGCTGAAGTTGTGCGAATACCAACCCCATGAGGGGCTGTTTCCTGGGTTGCGATAACTATTCTGTCCGTAGGGGTTGATGATAATGCACCTGATGGTAGCTGATAAATAAAAGCAAAGGTGTTTACCGTCCCATTCAGTGCCACAGGTGTATCACCGGAAAGACCCGCAGCACCTGAAAAATTAATACCCTGCAGAGTTGACCCATTATATTTTGTCGTGGGTTCCAGGCTAGTCTGAGAATTGAATTTACCTCCGTCAATTCGGTTTGCGAGTGCGGAAACTTTTTGCCCGACCCCTGGTTTGATAAAATCAACCGTTGCAGGCGACCATATAGTGGGGTTTAAATTTGCCAGTGCTATTTCCGCAGATGTCAAAGAATAAACGGGAAGCAACGGGTTATTTAACCCTGTGTCAGTGTAAAGAAGGCGCATTTTTTATCCTCAGAAAACGTTGATTCGAAAAGCCGGTAACCAGTCGTAGAGAGTTACGGATGTGTCATACACCCAGGTGATTCCAGCGGAAGATCGTACACACCCTCTCGCACCAAGAGTCCGCCCGGAAGGTTTTACAGATGCGCCGCTCTGAAGTGGGTTTTCTACTGTCGCATAGGAAACGCGCCCAAAACGGCCAGATGGGGCGGTCGCCAGGTTAATCAGTACCCCCTTGCCGTCCGAGCTGATCGCGACGCTAGATATAGCAGGTGGAGCACCAGTTTCATCTGTGTAGTTAAAACCGTAATTTGCCAGGCCATCAGTACTAATATTGGTCGTGTCTATCGTCAGGTTGGTATACGAAGGGATATTTATTTGTATTTGTGTGGGTGAGTTCCACACGAAACCAGACGGAACCATTCCGTACCATCCGCTGGTAAACCACTCCTGGACAATTGCTCTTGCCACAGCCGCGCCACGTTTATTTTGTGCTGCACAGGTGAGGTGCAAACCGTCAGAAATAAAATCATACTGATAAAGAGTATTTACACACCTGAACTGCTCATGACCATGAAGTTTATTTACTGACATCCTGACATATTGTCCTGTAAATGCTCCGTGGTTATCGTTAACGTATCCGATCTGCGTTTGCGCTATAATCGGCGGTTCGTTTTGGCCCGTTCTTGCCATGATGTCACTGATGGCCTGCCGCTGGTATTGATGAAGTCGCGACTCATACATCCCCTCTCGAAGCCCACTCCAGTCCTCGTCGGACTCCCCCTGCATCCAGTCAACGCACAGAACAATCGGCAGCCAGCCCTTAGCCTTACAGGCCGTTACGCAGTCTTCGATTGAATCGAGCAGATACTGATATACCTGGTTACCCCGTTTCTGGTACTCGTAAGCCCGACCAGACTGCGCACATACGATTGATAGCGTGCGCGGCATGATTCCGGTAGCTGCAGCCATATCGCGAATGAAGGTGTTTGCCAAGCCAGACGCTGCAGTCTCCTTATCAGTGCCGCTTACCGCCTCAACCAGCGGCACCAGAGTAGTGCTGCGTGTCCCTGTACGCCTAACTCCGCCGCTGAGCATGAAAGCGTTATCAGGGTATATCGGCGTTGCTGCGACAATAGTTTGATCGGTGTCAGGGCAATATCCGCGGGCGTTGGACTGCCCAGCAGTTACAAAAATAAAACACACAGGTACTGTCTCTGAGTATGGATATACCGTAGACCCTGACAAATGAAGTCCATACTCAGGGAGCTGGTTGGCATCATCGTCGCCACCTCCCCCACTCTCCTGGTTAACCAGAACCAGGCCGCTATCGGAATAGATCCAGTGATGTCCGCCAACCGTGTAAGCCTCAACGATTTGGTTGGTAGCGGCGTCAACGATCATACGCCACACCTTTTCACCGCCAATAAACTGCGGTATAGAACCCTCCCGGCCCAGCGCATAGAGTTCGGATTCTTGTTGGGTTAAAAGTTCGTAATATTTTCCGTCAGGACCGATTTGAATTAATCTGCCGCTTGTATTTAAAAATGGAGCCACGCGGGCAGTCTCCGGATCATATGCTGCCAGGGTCACGCTGTCTGGTGATACCTGGTATCCGTAGTCGTCACGGAGCATCCGCCGCCCGGTAGGCTGCAAAGTTCCGCTGACGTTTATGTACTCATCCGCAAGCGTACTGCCGTCCTGACTGCGGACATATGTGCTGCTGCCTTCTGGAATATTCGCGATGTCTGCCTGCGCAGCCTCAATCGTCATGTACTGCTTGCTGAGCGGAATGATGTTCTGCCGGATCTCATCGTTTTTCGCCATCATCTGGCGCCAGGTATCGAGCGGTTCACCGCCGCGGTCGTCAACCGTTCCGGCCGGACCGTTAACCAGCTCGTCAGCGCGCTTAACGTTGTCCATGAATATTTCCGGCGTCGTCGTTCCCAAAGGCGGGTTAAGTTCGGCCATGTTTTTGCTCCAAAAAAGGCGTTCTCCCAAACGAGGGTTTGAGCGAAAGAAAAGTTGAAAGGGATTTTTTGGTATTAAGCGACGTCACCGGGGTATGTGGCGTCGTCGTGCTGGTAGAAAATTTCTTTATATTCAGGTGCAGTAATCTGACAGTTGCTGTCACCCGATGGGGCAACCTCCTGGACTATCCCATGCCGCGCACCCTTTTCACTGTCGCAGAACAATAACTTCGGCGGATCAATATCTGGGTCATCCATTATCCAGTCATCCGGATGCAGGTCGTCGTTGTACGGCACCGTCAGCGTGAAATCATCTACCCGTTGCGGCGTGAGCATTCGCGATGATGGTCGACCGTCCTGAAACTGTATCCAGCAGCGAGGATTCGCGTAGCTCCAGTCCAGTGGCTCCGTGACGTGCAGCGTAATTTCCTGGAAGTCGTAAATCATCGCGTCAATCAGGCAACTTTGGGTTTTCCCGGTTGGAATGTCGTCGGACAAAATGATGTGATCACCGAAGTCATGACACCATCCCAGCATCGAAGTCGTAGCCGTATACGTTCGGCGTTGGTGGAGATATTTCATTAACCGACGCATCCCGATACGCCAGGCGCGATCTGCAGTCATGGCAACATCAATGGTGTAGGCCTCCGTTTTGCGCGGAAAAGGATTTTCCGGCGTCCGGCACTGTACGGTTTCCTCCGCCCAGGTCACAGGGTTGATATATTTCACATCCACGCCATCAAAATCATCCTCCGACGGGACCCTGAATGACGTCTGCATTTCCTCCACGGTATCCTGAGGAGTAATGATCCCTGTCCAGCTTTTGACGCCCTCTCTCCCGACAGAAAGCAACCCGTCAGACAGCAGAAAATACCCCATGCCAGCCTCGGCTATTTTGTCGAAAATATCCTTTGCTGACGTGCTGTCACTGCTTGCCTGGTGATCAAAATATTCTCCCCTTGGCGTCCAGTAGGTAGCCTCCAGCGTACTGAGCGCCGCAATGTCGATCTGGTCGTCGCGATATCCAAGACTGCGGGCAAGATGCAGGAACGCACCGCTGATTGTCCTGTCACCACCGCCATCATAATTTCGTGTGGCGACAACACTCACACGCTTGTCTGACTGCGCCGCCAGCTGGCCGCCAGTTTCAACCGTGATCCCTATTGTTGATATCCCAGCGTAGGAGGTCGGACGGGAAAGCAAACGACCTCTGAGCGCCTGCCAGAACATGCTGTCTCTCGCGTTGTTGCTCCCCTGCTCGTTACGGCGGCGGCATCGAACCTCCACCAGCCCGGGAGAGGACAGATCAAAACGCTCCGTAAAACCGAGGCCATTAATGTTTTTAAGCGCGTAAACACCTGGCTTACTCGTCCACCCTGATCCGGAACCATAAACGCGATACTGGATTTCATACTCGACATGGCGGACCCGCTTATTCCCGTTGTTCTGGAACCCGCAAATTCCGTTTGGGAAAGCAAAGTTGACCTCGAAGGCGTCCACAACTTCATTTTGCGGACAGGCCAGAAAAGGGCCTAGCCAGGTTTCATTATCGTTAATACCAGACGCGGCAAAATCCACGACGGTACGGGTCATAAAGCCTGACCACGTGCTGTCAACGACACCGTTAACCACACGCTGTACGGTCGCAGAGGGGCCATCAGTAGACGCTATCTGGTATTCGTTGCCACGGTGCGCCAGGGAAATCCGCTGAGAACCTTCCGGCAGTCCTGAAAAGGCGGTGCCAGAATCGTAAGCCAGCGTGACGCTGGCTGTTACCGCAGGGCTTCCGCCGCTGGAGGCTGTACCAGCTCTAAATACCGGGCTGTCGCCAAATACTGACGTAGGCAGGAATGATGATGTAATGGAACCGCCACGCCAGGGGCTGGAGATCTCGACGATACGTATCACGCCGCCATCATCCTGAGCAATGAGCCCCGAACCATTCAACCCGCCATTAATCGCTGCGAGCAAGCCAGACATTGTGCCGTAGTTGGCGACCAGAGATATGGTATAGGTGATACCCTGCCAGGTCAGAGCAAAGGTCTGGCTGGTTGTCGTAAAGTCATACGTTGACGGCGACGCACTGGCGCGTAATACCGCAGTCGCTCCACCTGTTCCCGGAATGGCGTCCTGGTGAGAGGTATACGTCGCGATCTGGAGATCATAGTCAGTACCGTTAAACGTTAGGGTGACAGGCATTCCGCTGAATGGCGCAATCTCTGACACGACGTCGCCTGTCAGCACGTTAAAGCCGCCCTCGATGGATACCTGATAATTCACTGGCGCTTTCAGGGTGACAATTGCACCGGCGATCCAGCCAGGAGGAAGTTTGTTCTCATCCTCGTCTTCATCATTATCATCATCGACATCGAGGCCAGAAAACGAGACAGAGGCACCGCTGACGGTCATGGCATCAGCAACGATATCACTGGCTTCAGGGGCAGTCTGAGCCATATCGAGGCCGCTGCCGCTCGACGTTCCCCCAACTTCCGTTGAGTTGAACCATATCTCACTGCGACGATCCCCGGCCACATTATCGCCAGGTCCATAGCTGGTATATGAAAAGCCCTCGCCTAAGGTCAGGGCCGGAGTTTCTCCTACCCGAAAATCCCCACCGGTATAGGAGAAACGCCCATATCCAAGGCAGACAAACATTTCGACCGTCATTCTGGTTGGATCAGCGGGGTCGAATCGCGTTACCGGCTGTACCAGGTAATCCGGGTAGATCCGGTTTCGCCCGAAAGCCTCCCTAACGGGATCGCCAAGCTTCGCTGTGTTGGCTTTTGCCGGATTCAGATCCAGCGATGAAGCATTACTGGATGAAAAGCCGCCCAGCTCTGGTTTAGGGGCAAAGAATAATGCATAGGCCGTAGACGCAATGGATACGGCCACCGAAACCCACGCGGCAATTTCAAGACCCGTGCCATACGGAATGGGATATATCCGCACGTCGCTGTCTGGCCGCAACAAACATAACGGCCATTCCGCCGGGGGGACTGCCTGGCCGTTCAGCTCGATCACAACAGGATGAGTTTTATCCTGTGAATAGCTCGGGACATTTCTGCTCATCCACTCATGCAGCGTCAGCACACCATGCTCGTGTGTTTCAAGGGGTTCACCCGGTAGCCGGGACGGGTAAAACTTTATCGTCATTGCCAGAACTCCACGCGGTTAAAGCGGCGGATAAATCGCGCCAGTGGCAGAAACGTAACCCCCGAGCCTGGATTACATTCCGCGACCTGCAGCTGGTTATCGAGCATCACAACAATCCCGACATGGGAAACCGTTGAACCCGAATAGCAAGCCACTCCGGCACCTTCACACGGGGCACAACGTTTCAGCGAAAGCATCAGCTTTCTCGCTTCCCGGTCGAGGCCCCCGCCGTCTTTGGTCACACCTGCAAAATCCGGCCATTCAGGTAGCCCAAGGTCGCGACGTATCTCATTCACAATGCCGAAGCAGTCGAGTTTTGGAAAAGAGCGACCGCCCTTCAGCCAGGTGACTGAACGGTATTTATCAGCGATAAACATATTTACCTCAGATTAGTAACGTAAGCCCGGATGCTCGGCGAGGTTGTAACGTTTACGGGGCCAGGCTGTTTTGAGGACATTCATATAGCCTGCCGTGACCTGAACTGCTGTCGGCGTCCAGGAGCCGGATTTGATATCGAGCGTATACGGTGATGATGCCGGAGCAGACAGATCGGATGAAATGTACCGCCGGAATGTCAGCGTGGCTGATTTCATTTCATCCAGGATTTTATCGATCGCCTCAGAAGCCCGTCCGTCAATATTGCTGATAGCAAACTTTAAATCCTGTGTCCCGTCGGCGTTCCTGGCTGGTAAGGCGATATCTATCGCGCTGGCTTCAAACGTCGCCGGCTGACCATTTTCCAGCATCACGGAAACGTCATCCCAGCCACTGGTTAGCCAGTAGTTATCATCGCCTGCCGATATCTGCAACGTGTCGTGAATAACCTCCGATCCGCTGCTGGCATATAGTCGCTCAAGAATTGTCATGCTTCGGCCACTCTTTGTTAAGCGCAATATCCAGTAACGACTGGCCAGCCAGCCATTCCGGGTAATTTCCCCAACCAGAAGGCGGTAACGGGCGCTCCCATAATTCCAGCGTTGCGCTGTACTGCCAGTATTTTGGCGCGACCAGCGTCGGCCCTTCGTAAATATCCACGAACCTGGCTTTATAGGGCTTTACCCCGACTGGAGTCTGGAGTTTAAGATAGAACCAGGACTGGCCATCTTTAAGCGCATCCCTGAAAAACGCCTCAAACACCTGCGCCAGAGCATCAGTTTTAAAAATCCATTTAACTGATGCCTGGGTGGGTGTTGAGGTATATCGCCTTCGTTGTTGAGCGCGACCGGACGTCATCTCCGTTCGCAGTAAAGGTGATATGGGCTTAAACCCGTACCCGTCCATAAGCGGCATGGGCAGGTATTCATCCGGGTAGAAAATATCTGCCATGAATATTCCCTCCGGGCAGGTCTATCTTGGTTTTTTAGATTGGAGATTTGAATAAATAGCCCGACCGAATTTCTTCTGGGGGTTATTTACTTCGGCGGTTAAGGTGTTAACTATCCGCTGTTCCAGAGCGTCATTCCTTCGCTCAATTGCCTGCATCGTTATGTCATCCGGTTTACCGGTGAACGTACTTCGGGCATCTATGCTGACAGCAATTCGTGGCTGTGCCTGGATCTGCTTCGCAGCGTTCTGTACCGCCGGTGATTCCCGCCCAACAGCTCTGACCCCCAGCGAACCATCAGCGCCACGGGTAAGCGGCATGATGGCTTCCGGCCCGGCCTCGCCGAATACACCTGCCCCTTTCGCAAACGCAAAATATTGGGGAGTGCTGTACACGCCGTTGCTGTAGGCAGAAAGTGACGGAGAATCGTAAACGCCTCCGAGAGCGTTGAATGAAAAATTAGCTCCCGCGCTTTGAATAGCGGTACCACTACTTGCCGCACCGCTGGCACCGCCAAAAAGACTACCGAACAACCCACCCGCTCCGCCGCCGAATGACGCCATAATCGCTTTGGTGATTAATGCCTGTGTTGCCATCTGGATCAGCGTCTTAATCACCGTTTCGCCCAGGGAGGAGAAAATATTCGACATCCCATCTTTAAAAGAAGCAGCGCCTGTCAGGACGTTTGTCAGGTTGTTGGAGATAGAGTTAGTGGTGGCATCCAGAATTTCGCTGGTTGCAGTGGCAGCCATTGAACTCAGATCAGAAGCCTGATCGGCATAGTTCATCAGGGAATCGCTGATCCCTGCCCGCCAGTCTGACTGCTGTTCATCGGTTTTTTTGTAATACTCCTCCTGAATATCCAGGCGTTCGGCAAGCGCTGTTTTAAGCGCTTCCGTTTGCTTTTTATACAGGTCTTCGGAAATCTGCCCACGACTGAAATCACGCTGTAAGTCACGCTGCTGCCTGAGAAAATCAGCGCGAATATCCGCCATTTCCTTCATTCGGTCACGGGCTTTATCCCCCTGTCCTGCGCCGAGGAAATCGATATTCCCCCTTTCCCGGGCGGCAGCATTACTGTCGGCCAGACCTTCGCGGAATGTTTTTAACTGTTCAGCGATATTTTTCTGATCAATAAGCGCCGCATTGTGCAGCAACGTTTCCTTTTTGGATTTTTCAAGCGAAGATAATTCCCCCTGAGTAACCTGATATTTCATCTTTGCCAGTTCAGTGTTTTGGCTGGAAAGAGCAATTTGCTCCCGTTGCTGTTTAATCAGCCGGGTATAGGTATCTTCGGTTTTCTCCGCCTCGGTTTTCCCATGCCTTCCTTTTGGCTTGGGTTTATTTTCCTGGTTGTTTCTCCATTCATTCAGGCCGTTATTAATCAACTCCTGCCGTCCGGTCTGAAACTGTGGGTCGTTAGTTAACCCCAGGTCATCCGCAGCATAACCCAGTCGTGCGCGCTCTTTGTCCTCACCTTTGAGCTTTGAAAGCGCCAGATCACGACGGCTTTTTTCAAGTGCAGCCGTTTGCTGGGTTGTCAGGTCTACCTGTGGTAAGCGTACTGGTGCGTTTACCAGCCCCTGCCGGGCCATGAGGAGATTATTTCCGAGACCCAGAAGACGGTTAAATTCCGTATGCTCACCGTTCATCATTATTAACGATTGATAAGCTGAATTCTGTTCTGCAGCCTGCTGCCGGATTAATGCTATTCGCCTGTTCTCTATCCCCTCCAGTACCGACTGGATCGACTCAGACTTAGCCTGCATCTGAGCTAACCTCTCCTGTTCAACGGCCAGAGCGGAAGTCGCATCTTCCAGACCACGGGTGACCGCTTCGACCGAGGTCAGGTGGTTTATCATGAAACCGCCACTGGTTGTTGGTCCGGGGTTAGACAGGACATACTGATAGCCCGCGATCTCTTCCTTCAGGCTTTTTACTTTTGATGCCTGTGCATCAACAAGACGGTTTTGCTCCTCCAGCGCCTGACGGGTTTTGGTCTCATTATCAGAAACTTCGGGCAGGGACATTGATTTTGTCTTTTCACGGACTGCATCAATGGTATTTGCATATTCCTGAGCGGATAATCTGGCCTGCTCCTGATTCTGGTACATCGTGTACCAGGCACCGGCACCAAGCAAAACCAGCCCTGGAATACCACCAACGAGGCCTAATGCCCCACCCATGAGCCGGGAACCTACAGCAGTAACCGAGTTCAGTGCAGTCTGAGCGGATACTCTGGCCTGAATATTACGGTTAAGTGACTCCTGCGCCAGTGAGAGCCGTTTTTCTGCGGCGGCTTGCGCATCTGTACCCCGCGCCGCTGCCAAAGCCTGCTGGGCACGATAAACTGCAGCACGCGCGCGAGCTGTCGAAACCTGCGTCCCTCTGACCTGGGCTTCAGCTAAAGCTACTTCACTTTTTGCGGCGTTAATAATCCCAGCCGTTGCAGAGCTGGCACCAAGAGCCATATTTCCCAAATATCGGGCTGCGCCAACGGCAATAAGCGCTCCGGCAGCAGTGGCGACCTGATCAATATTGTTGGCTACGCCATCAAGTAATCCGGTCAGGGTATTTGTGGCGCCACTCGCTTCATTAGCTCCACCGACCCATTGCATAAAAGCGTTTTCAACTTTAGTTGCCGATGATGAAACGGTCTGCGGCAATTCACCATATTCATTCCGTAGCTTACCAAGCTGGCTGATGAGGGCTGGCACTACTTTATCAATGGTTAACTGCCCCTGATCCGCCATAGATTTAAGGTCTTTACGCGCAACCCCCATCCCTGCCGCAAGCGCCCGTATAACCCTGTCGCCGCTCTCGTTGACGGCATTGAATTCTTCGCCTCTCAGCACGCCCTGCGCCAGAGCCTGGCTAAACTGAGTGATGACCGAACTGGACTCCTGAGCATTCGCGCCAGAAAGTTTTAAACCAGTAGAAATAGCCTCAGTAATATCCAGCACCTGGCTGGAGCTGTAACCATATTCCCGCATTGAGGCTGCTGAACGGGAAAATAAATTAGCGTTGTCAGAAAAAGATGTGCCCGTTTTCTGGCTGATATCCATCAGCTGTTTTTGAGAGCTGGTAAAATCATCAGTTGATTGAGATGCTTGTTTTAGGCGGGCGTTTACTGAATTCCATTCATCAGCCAGGGATATCAAATGCCCCGTAGCAAAAGCACCAGCAAATGCCCCGGTCAATCCCAGTGCGGTAGCCTTTGCTGACTCCATCTGGTCAGTTAACTCTGCAACAGAACGGCGAGTTTCCCGAACTGAAGCTGCAGCCTGCCTGCCGCCATTCTGCATTGTCTTATAATAATCAGCCCCCATACGTGACGCGCGGGCTATCTCGGTCTGGAATGACTGAGAGTTAGCAGAAACTTTAATGATAAGTTCACGCAGGGTTGCCATTTCATTTCCTCAGAAACAAAAAACCCCACATTGTGGGGCTTTTTATGATTTAAATATTATTAAATTAAACCAGCTTTTTTCCTTGCTTCTTCCAGATAATCTTTTTCTGGTTCCTCTTTTTTATGAGCAAGTGCAATAAGAAGATCAATTTGAGCACTTTGCTTTTCAGAGATTTCTTTAAGCATAGCGATCTGATCATTAGCTCTTACGCTTCCTCTGTTCAGGAAATACCAGATAACAAGATCAATAAGGCGAGCAAAAACAAATAATAATATCCAGCCAGTAGTAGTCATTTAAAGCACTCCGTGTGTCAAAAAAAACAACATAACACCTGTTATGAGTGGCATCCACACGAATTATTACTGGCTATGCTGACGCAGCCAGCAGCGCCGCTTCCAGCCCTGCAAAGGGATCGCTGCCGTCGCTTGCCTCTTCCTCATCTGCGCTCCACTGAAGCTGAGCATCTTCAATGGTGACTTTAACGCCCTGCGCTCCGTAAACCGCAGATACCAGCTGAGCATTGAGAATATCGCCGCGAATATCGCCGATTGGGCTGATACGGTCGTATTCAGCCCACATCCTGAATTCGCCGACCGTCATGGTTTGTCGCAGTTCGCCCAGCGTGCGGCCCATCCGGAGCGCCAGCGCCATCAGGAACTGCATGCCAGGCATTTTTACTTTGCTTTAGCATCATCCGCGTCACGAATGAGATCAAGTGCCTGCTTCAACAGCCGGGAATGCACAGGGCCATAGATCGCTTCAACCTGTTCGGTGTCATCGACAGTAAAGACGGGCTGCAGGTCGGTATCCAGCAAAATATCGATGAAAAGCGTGACGTCGGCCCGCATCGTGCGGAAGGCTCGTTCTGAAGGGGTCAGTTCTGGTGCCTCCTGGGGCTCCTGCCCTTCCGGTAGTTTGGGTGGTTCCGGGCTGGCAATGCCCTGCCAGCGAATCCAGGCTTCTGCTGATGGCTCACGAATGATGACTTTGGCGTTATCCCACTCCGGAACGGAGACTTCTTTTTTACGAAAGCCCGCCATCGGTGCCAGTGCCAGTGCTTTAAGACTCGGTTTTGACATTAATTTTATCGCCGGTCTCCCGGCGCTCCGTTAATTGATGGTGACGGTGCAATCAGCAGAAGTGATCACAGTGCCATCGGCATCAGTAACCACGCAGGAATAAACCCCGGCATCACCGGATACAGCGCTGGCTTTCGTAAACGTTGCGCTGGTCTGGCCGCTGACCGTCGAGGTGCCCTTTTTCCAGGCGTAGGTATAAGGTGCCGTACCGCCCTGGACGACCACGCCCATGGTCAGGGCGCTTCCTGCCGCGACCGTTTGGGACGCCGGAAGGTCAGTAGCAAACGACAGAACTCCTGGGGCGTTAATATTGGTGGGTTTACCTTTCAGACGCAGCGAGAACGTTGCAGCAACCACGCCATTGGTTTGAGAATCCCAGGTGTGCTGACGTACCTCAGCGCGCATCAGGAATCCATTACCAGACGGGAAAATAACCTTAAACCCATAAACCCCGTCGTTATCATATGCTTCACGAAGTGCATCCTGCGCCGGGTTGCGGTAGAAGTTACCGGAAAGTGACATTTCAGACGGAGCAGGAAGGCCGTTGATATTTTCCGTTTCATCCGAACAGAGCGTTGTCACGTCAATATCGTTTTTCTGACCAGCGGTAAAGCTTGCCTGTTTGATAGTGCAACTCAGGTTTAACCAGGTTGCGGTATCCAGCTCTGCCGCGGTGACCGGCACAGAGGTAATCATTACTACCGTTTTTTGGGCACGTTCAAATAGTGCTGACATCGCAGCCTCCATAAATGAAAAAACCGCCAGCGGCGGTCGGATTGGATTGGTTTTTGTCAGGCAATAACCGTTATTTCGAGGGTTGCCCGATGAAGATGGGTTGTCGTGTCGTAGCCAGGAATTTTTGTCACCTCGACAGGTGAAAGCACCTGCAGGCGAGCCAGGGCATCCAGGCGTAACGCTCTGGCTTCGTCATTCGTTTCAGCCCATACATCAACCTGAATACGCAACGTTGACTCTGCCTGACCGCAGAAAACATCCCCGGATACATCAGTCGGTATCGAGAAAATGATGTAAGGAGCGGCCACCGCGGGTAAATCGTCGCTGCCAAGCGGCACCACATACGGATAAACCCGCCCGTCTGCCAGCGACGACAGCAGGTCATAGAGATCATCTTCTGTCATTTAGCCAGCACCTCATCAATAGCCTGATTCATCCGCTGCATCGCCACCTGCGCAGCCTCTTCCATGCGGGTATCAAAGGCAGGACGAACAAACGGATGTGCTGGCGCCGTAGACGTTCCCAGCTCCACGAAGCGCCAGTAAAACGCATTCCGCTTGTTGCTGGCCTTCATGGTGTTGTCGCTGTTCCCCGTTCGCGGGTTAACGCCACGAATATGCACCCCTGAAGCGATTTCACCGCGACGGCGGCTTTTCTGGGTGACGACAACAACGTTTTTCTTCAGCTTGCCGGTTTGCTCGGGAGCACGATCAATCACCTCCTGCCGGAGAACTTCAGCCCCGGCACGAGTTGAATCACGAAGGACTTTATTGTTTTCGGCTTTGCTGAGCGTTTGCAGATCGCGGGCAATATCCTGCAGCCCGGAAAAATCCAGATTCACATCAATCATTTTTCGGTCCCCTGTTTGCAGAGAATTTCCAGCCGGGTACCTTTGATATCCGGAACCGGAGGCCCGGTAACGTTAAGAACGGCACCTTTAAACGGGCCGGTGCGTACCTTCAGGCGGGAAGAAGCTGAGATATCTATACGAAAACGCACCCAGACTCGAATGGTGGCATCGGCACGCTCAGCGCCAGCGGCTAAAAGTTCACGACCGCTTATCCCCTTAACCTCGGCCCAGATGGTTTTTCCATCTTCCCATTTTTCAACCGGCTGACCTGAAGGCGTTCTGGAGGTTGTGAAGTTTTGGATGGTGACCCGGTGCCGTAACCGTCCTGCCTGCATAAGTCCCCCTACGTCCCAGGAATTTTGCGATGTTGTTTCAGAATTGCATCAACACCGAACGGAATGGAGTTAACGCTGTCACTACTAACAGGCTCCCTGTTTTCATACCAGTGCGAAACCAACAGCATCAGGGCCAGTTTGATATCGTCCTCGATTACCACCCCGTCAGGGTCGTCGTCTGGAACAGCGTTATCATAAAGACGGCAATTAGTGATTTTTTCAGCATGCTTCAGAGAGGCATTGAGGTAGAGCGTTAACATCACATCCTCTGTGTCATCATCGCTGTCGATACGGCACTGGTAACGAAGCTCTTCTACAGAGGGCTTCATTTTCCATCACCCCGCTTATTGCTGGTTTTAGGCTTAACAGTTGTTTCAGTTTCCGGTTGTTCAGTGCCGTCAAGAATCCCCATTTGAGCAGCAACCTCAAGAGCGCGCTCAGGAAGTGATCCAGCCTCATATTCACCGGCGGGAATGTTTATGATCTGAATGCCATCAGGTGACCATTTCAGGTCTTTTTTCAGCAGCATAATGACCTCCATAAGAATGGGGCCGAAGCCCCATCAGATTATGCGCCAGCACCGATCTGCAGCAGTTTGATGGCCTGAGAATCGGCCAGCATTCCGCCGGTACGTTTGGTGGTGTAGAAACCAACGAATGGTTTGTTGGTGTACGGGTCGCGGAGGATGCGGGTACCAATGCGATCAACGATGGTATAGCCACGTTTAAAGTTACCGAACGCAATGGCTTTCGCATCAGCTGCGATATCAGGCATTTGCTCATTCTCAGCAACACCATAACCTGCCAGAGAGGAGGGTTGGCCCAGCTCAAGACCCGGACGCCAGAGATAGTTACCCTCGGAGTCCTTCAGAATGCGAACGGCAAACAGGCTGTTGTTGTTCATCATGAACTTAGCACCGTTGCGGTGCACCTTGCGCAGGGTGTAGACCAGTTTGATAATCGCATCGGCAGTCACACCAGCCGCCGCACCGGAAAGAATGTGCTGCAGCGTGCCAAAGGCACGGGTTTTATCGTCCTCCAGAGTGGAGGCGTAGGCCAGAAAGCCTTTCGGTTTTTTCGTACCGTTGCCGCTGGTGAAAGCGATTTCTTCCTGTTCGGAGAACTCAACCGCCAGTTCGCTGTTGATCCAGTCTTCTACATTGAAGAAGGCATCATCCAGCATCGTTTGGGTTGCCTGAGGGTTTCCGTAGATTTCACCCATGAACGGTTCAATCTGACCGAGTTTAGACGCATCAGTAGCCGGACGGGGATCGGTTTCACCGACCCAGCCGGAAGCAGTGCCGCCAAGGTTAACCAGCTTTTTATAGTTGGCTCCGCCAACAGTGATAGTTGTGGCCTCCTGGCGCATCACTACTTCATCTTTCAGAAGATTAAGAATGGTGCGGTCCAGCTCTTCCGGGACAGCATATCCGCCGTCTTCATCCACGCCAACCTGCATGGCTTTACGCTCCAGATCACGCAGTCCGTCATCCTTACCCTTGCGCATAAAGTCGATGAAAGCGGTTTTGTGCTCGGTTGCGGCCTTGCTTTGAGTACCACCAGCGGGACGCTTAACCTGTTTAAGCTCATCCTCCAGCGCGGTTTTAAGCTGATCCAGTTCGGTCAGCTTGCCGTTAAGTGTTTCAACTTCTCCGGCCAGCTTGCCTTTTTCAGCTTCGATAGCGTCAATGCGTTTATCATTTTTCGCTTTGAAATCATCGAATTTTTGCTGCAAATCCTGCGCGACCTGCTCAACGTCTTTAATTTCGACTGCCATAATTCAACTCCTGATTAAAATTTGATGTTTTTCAATGCATCCAGTGCGGCATCCACACCATCAGCGTCACGCTGAGAGAGGTTGCCATAGCCCCCGGCCATGAATGCTTTGGCCTGGGTGCGGGAGAGCCCAACATCGCGCAGGACCCGTTCAATACTTTTCTGGGATGGTGTTTCACCACGGGCAAACGCGCTTTTAACATCGCTCACCCGCGCTTCATCATTCGATGGAAACGTTACGGGGCTGACCTCCCAAAGGTCGATCTCCTTGAGGAGAAACACGCCTTTCTCGCGGTCGTATTCCCAGTCTTTGAGCATGTAACCAATAGAAAGGCCGGTTAAAGAACCGGCCTTCATGTGGGCATGCGCTCGCTTTGAAAGAGGATCATCATCAATGAGTAACCGGCCTTTGACATATAAGCCGACGTCATCCTCTTTCATTTCGGTATAAACCCCGATAGGTTCATCCATCTGATGCTGCCAGAGCATGGCCGGAAGTGCGTTTTTCTCCCGCCATGACTGAAGTGATTTACTGAAAGCGCCGGGAACAACGACATCGTCGTAACTGTCCTTAACGCCAAACACAGAGCCATAGCCTTCAAACTCCCCGCTGTCGCTGACAGACTTTAGCTTCAGCGGAATATCCAGCCGCTGTTTAGTCATCGGCATCATGTTGTTCCTCGGTTGTTTTGCTCTTATTGCTGTCAGACGGCTTGGTCGTCATATTCATCGGCGTCAGATAAATGTCACCGCCAGAGCGTGGGTTCATATCTTCCAGTTCACGGCAGTCGTTTGGTGAGTAAATGCCCCAGTTAATACCGGTTGAATACGATTCAAATCTGGATTTCATATCCCCACGCAGCAAAGCACCGGCATTAAACTTGGCATAATAGGTGCCCTGCTTCGATTCCTTCACCAGCCCCACGTTGATTCGCTGCTCAATACGGGTCATATACGGAACGAGTGAATAGTTAATGAAGCCAATGCCAAGGTTTTCGATATTGCTGAAGGTGGCGCGGTCGGTGTTCTGCACCATGTGCATCGGCACCCTGAACAGTCGGCAAATCTCCTCCAACTGGAATTTTCTGGTCTCAAGAAACTGACTGTCCTCGGCATTGAGCGCCATCGACTTCCAGTCGAGACCCATTTCGAGAATCATCGGACGATGCGCATTGCTGAGCCCGAGGTGACGATCCTCAAAATCTTTCTTCAACCTGTCATAGGCAGCGTCGGTCAACGATTGCTCAGTACGGAGAACGCCAGAAGTGACCGCGCCATTTGAGAACAGTCTTGCCCCGTGCTCTTCAGTCGCCATACCCAGAGAAATTGCCTCTCTGGCGTATGCAATTGGATTCAGACCAACCAGCCCGTCAAAGGTCAGTGTTCGGACGTGCCAGATATCATCCTGACCCAACACATCCGTCGAACCATCAGGGAAAGTGACCTGATACACCGGTTGCCACTGACTGTTAAGCTTAGGGTCAACGCAGCCCGGATCAATGGGTAAAAGCTCGACCACCTCACCCAGCGCTTTGACCTTGTAGGCATAAAAATTACCGCGCAGGCAAAGACACACAATGACCAGCTCCCAGAACTCCTGAGGGGTCATATAGTCATTTGGCTTCATGGTCAGTAATTTATGCAGCCTTTCAGAGGTCGCTTTTTGCTTGCTGTTGCCAGTGACCTTGTACAGGTTGCAGGGAAGCATTCCCATTGACTCAGCCAGCACCCTGATGCAACCAAACACCGCTGTAAGACGCATCGCTTTCTGGCTGCTGACGCGCTTTCCGGTATAGGTGTCGTAAGTCATCCCTACGGCTTCCGCTAACTCTGCAGGTGTGGTCACCGGAGTATTAGATTTTTGAAACAATCCGGGAAAGAACATCAGTCACCGCCTTCGTTTTGAACATTACGTGGCGCGGACAAATATTTTGATACTGCCCATGACCAGAACAGACACAGAACACCAGCAGTAATAAATCCTGCGGGCGGGAATATCAGCCATGCGCCATATGAAAACAAAGCAGCACCGATCACCCCGATCAGCGGGGCAAGAATCATCAGGATCATAAGCGCCTCTTTAAAGTGAACGGACGCCGTAACTTTCCAGGTGATCAGAAAGGCTCGCCTCAGGTTCCCCGCCATTAACCAGCATTCGACTCATTGCGGTAAATAGCGCAGCGGGGCCGTCTATTTTGGCTTCCGGCGTGGATTTGTTAGGGAAAATGTTGTCATTTTTATCCGGCTTAACGGTAACGTTTGACATCATCCAGTTCATTACCGGGTGATTGCTGTGGTGGAAACGCCCTCCGTAGACCAGCGATTCAACCTCTTTCATGGATTCAGAAAAGTTTCTGACGGTTTGAGGGACCTCCACCAGCGGTACGCCTTCTTCTGCCAGCGCCAGGCTGAACTGCGTCGCACTCCACGGGTCGAATCCGGTTTCTTTCAGGTTCTCGCCGTTAATCCATTCAAGGAAATCCGCTTTTATCTGGGCGTGATCGATAACATCACCATCGGTAAGCTCAAGTTTTCCCAGCTCGGCCCATTTGCGATACATCTGCGCCATCTGTGCAGAACATTTTTCCAGCCGTCCTTCAGGTAGCCAGAATTTAAAGTCAGCATGGGCGTGTCCGTTATCAGCACGCCAGAGCTTTACAGCTGCGCAAATATCAATTTTATGAGCCAGGTCAACGCCAGCCCACATTGGGTAGGTTTTAAGCTCATGCTGGGGAGCTATATACTCGCATTTCTCCCACTTCATCATGTCCATCCAGGCAGACTCGGCCGTTACCCAGATATTCATGTGTTTGGTGAAAAAGTTAACCCTTGCGGAAACCTGCTCTTTCGCTTTCTTAGCCAGGCGGCGAAGATCATCCCAGCGCTTGCATATACCCAGTCCGGGATTTGCCTTCTGCCATACCGTTTCATCAAAGGGATCATCATCCTTATCGAGGGTAAAGATAATGGCAAAATAGGTGTCATCTTTTACCGCGCCTTCTACGTCGCTGTTGTAGCCACGTAAAACTTTGATGGCGTAATCACGCTGTTCGAAACAAATACCCTCTTTGTTGAAACCGGCTGTGGTGATGCCGAACAATAAAGATTGCAGGCGCGCCCCCGTTGCAGTCTCCAGAACGTCCCACACATCACGAGTTTTATGCGCATGCAGCTCGTCAATAATGGCGCAATGGATATTCAGGCCGTCAAGGTTATTTGCATCGGAAGACAGCGGCTCAAATTTAGAGGAAGTTTGCTCCTGATAAATTGCGAGTTTATTGAACTCAAACAGTTTGCCCAACGTTGGCCTGGCCTTTTTGACCATGTTTTTTGCATCTTCAAACACGATCCGCGCCTGATCTCTCGTCGTCGCAGCGGAATAGACCTCCGCCCCGCCCTCGCTGTCAGCGCCGGTCATATACAGGCCAACACCAGAAGATAAAGTAGACTTGGCATTTTTGCGGGCCACTTCGTTATAGGCTGTCCGGAAGCGGCGAACCATTACCGGCCTTCCACTTCCGTCATTGCGCAGCACTATTTCGCCGGTTTCCTCATTCACCAGCGGAATAACAAAACCGAAGATGTTTATCAGAATAAAAATATGCCAGTCCATTAATTCAATCGGCTGACCAGCAAGAGCCCCTTTAACGTGAGGCACAAACTTGTAAAAATTAAGAATATGCTGCGCACGCGGTTCGCTGAAGTAAATGCCACGTTCCTCGCCGAATTTCAGATCATCAAGGAATCGCTGGCAAGCGAGGCGAACAAATTCGCAGGCAATGATATTTCCCGCCACGACACGCTCTGCGTAGCGTATGCCATCTGCAACTTTAGCCATTAGTCTCTCGAATTAAGGAATTTGCTGATCAGGTCATCGTCAGGTGTCGTTTCTCGGTTGACTTTTGACCGGCTTGAAGGAGTCATGCCGAACTCGCCCAGCATTGCACGCATACGTTTCCATGCATCCGCTTTCATCATTGCTGCCGGGTGGGGCTTAATCATTCTGATTTCACGTTCTTTCCCTTCATCAGGATCATCCTCGCTGTAAACCGCGTAGGTATATCCCTCACGATCAAGGGTTTCACAGTGATGGCGGTACTCTGTATAGGCTTCAACGAGCAATTCCAGCGCCCGCGCGTCAAGCAGGGACATAACGCCGATAGCGTCCAGTTCCTCAGCCATCCTCTTAAACCAGTACTTCCCCTGCTTGTCGAAATGCTTCGGTGTTGGGGGTACCCCTTTGGGTGGCTCTGGTTCGTTTTTGTTGATCGCTCGCTTAGATGGGTTACCCCTCACCAAACGTAGATGTGTCGGGGTTTTCGGCGGTCCAGACATAATCGAAAACTCCTATTAATCATCGGATGGGGGACCCCAAAAAAAAGTTTCTAACCTGCGGCGGTGTGAAAAAAGGCTAGTCGGCGGTCCTTTGGGCCTTTGCCGTCAGGGATTTGACCCCGCCCCCCATCCGCCCCTTCAAATGAGAATCGATATCATTTGATGCGTTCGCGCCCGGTTTTCGTTCGATGGCAGGGCCAGCACAGGCTTTCGAGGTTCGAATCGTCATCGGTACCCCCATGAGCCTTGGCCTTGATGTGGTCAACCGTCTTTGCTGCGACAGCTCGCCCGCTGCGAAGGCAGTTCTGGCATAAATGGTTGTCGCGTTTCAAGATGCGCGCACGCCTGATATCCCACTGGCTACCGTAGCCACGCTCGTGGCGACTCTTTCCCTGTTGATGCTGTTGCCAGCCTTCATTACGGTGCTTCTCGCAGTAGCCTGAGCGGTCGGTGGTTGTGCCTGCGCATCCACGCTTACGGCATGCACGAGGAATTAATGCGGGCATGATTACGTCCTTATGAGATGAGCATTATCACAGGCACTCAATGAATGCCTGTTGTAATGCGACTAAAAAAGCCACCCGTGGGTGGCCTTTGTGATGGCGGCAAACTAAAAACTAGAAGTCGGCTACCAAGAAGTTGAGTAGTTAGGTTCCTTTTTAGACGCGTGAATAAACCCTCGAACCGCAGGCGGTGAAATCACATCCAACCCAACTTCCATGAAATGGCTTTCAGTTACAGTCTTTCCATCTTTAATGGTTTCGTTAACGAATCTGACACCCGTCGGATGGATTTCCACAAAAAAATTTCCGCCTTCGAAAAACTCGCAGCCAACTTCATAAATCTCACTTATCGTCATCATAGAAATCGGTACGCCTCATTCAACCTACAGGGGTTTCATCGTACCACTGGCAACCAGAAAACATGTAAAGGGAATTTTAAGCATTAGTAATGCGTCGCCCTTTTGCTTTCTGCGCCTCTAATATCGGCCTTATCCCGGTTACACTTCCCCAGCGCCGATAGCAGTCCTACGCCAAAACACAGGTGTACTCCTCCGCAATATGGTCCGGGTTGCGAAATGATTAAACATATTTTAGATACACGATGTATTGTTTAGTCATTAGCTGTTCATTCAGCGCCCCGTTTACTTTTGGATATCCTCTTCGGGGTTTTTTATCACGCCGACCTCGCCATGCAGGAATGGCAATGTAGCCCCGCTACTGACTCACTGCACGGTAGTAGGCCTGCCAACGGTATTTATCTAACCGCAGTTGGCGCAGGCATTGAGCGGTTTCGACGTCTGACTGCAGGTCTTCGTCGCTGTCTTTCCCTGCGTCACTTGCTTTGCACGGCGCCGTCATCAAATCCGGGGATGGCGTTGGCAGCGTCGATAGCTCGCTGGCGCAGCTGCACAGCATCATCGTCAAACCGGCACACAGTACGATTCGGAGACTGGACATATTTCACCACGTCGCGGGTTATGGTTCGGTAAATGACCTTGCCCTCTTCTGTAGCAGCAGCGGCCTTTTGCTCTACCGGCTGGATAGTCTTTTCGGCTTTCTCTTTCCTCTTCGCCGCGAGGGCGTTGATATGGTCAGCGTGAGAATTCCAGCCTGAACGCCACGAGAAAAAGCAGGAAAGCAGCAGGATGACTACAGCGCTGATAATGGCGGTTAATCGGCTCATTTCTGCCCCCACAAACAAACTTCGCGCTCAATCTCGCGGCGAGTTACCAGGCCCTTCCACTGTTTACCCTTGGCGTAGGTCCAGCGGCGCAACTGGTCGCATGCACCTTTCTGGTCGCCCTGGTTGATTTTGCGCAGTAGCGTGGAGGTCTGGAAATTGCCAGCGCCGACGTTATACGCGAACGAGTACAGAGCCCCACGCATTGTCTCGGGGATCGGCTTCTGGATGTACGGGTTAATCTGGCGGGCGACGGCGTTCAGGTCTTTACTGAGCAGCGCGCGGCATTCAGCCTCGGTGTACTTCTTGCCGAGCATGATGTCTTTGCCAGTGTGGCCATAGCAGACAGTCCAGACGCCTACCACATCCTGATAAGGGTCATAACGCACCCCTTCAAGACCATCGTTCCCGGTTGGGCCGGTGATGAGCGCAGAAGCAATGGCTATGGCGCCACCGCCGACGGCAGCGATAACGCTATTCCTCAGTTTTGGTGTCATAGCCATTGAGCCGATCCTCACGTTCTTTCCGCCGGTAGTACCAGTTCACCCCACAGGTGGTAATGGTGCAGGCGATACCGACAATAATTGCCCAGTCACTCAGGGTCATCCCCGCTATTTTGTCGGCCAAAATCCATACCTCTGCCTTAACTGCCCCGGCATACGCCTTTGCTGAGACACCGCAGCCCGTCAGTGCGGTCCCGGTGCCGTATGAAAGTCTGCTGTAAATGGTGCTCATTTTTGTCATAACCTCACCTCCGTTGATGACGGATGGCGCTGTGCGTAAAGGGGGAAAGAGGCCCAGACCCTGCGGGCTGATTTATCAACAAAGCGCGTCGGGGATGATTCCCGAGGGCCTGGGCATGCTCAATAAAAAACCCGCTCAAGGCGGGAAGTAATACCAAGGGTAAAAAGTGACGGCGCGGTAGCCGTAATGGTCCCAAGGTAGAGGGATTGGGTTGTGGTTGGCCGCTACGTGCTGCTTAGCTCAGCGCCCTACAGGAAGGTTCTTTGGCTGAGTACCCATTACAGCTCCTGCTCTCACCACAACGATAATGACACTGATCCCCGCGTAGTCGCCCTATCTCAGTTGTGCGTTCCACGATGCCGGTATGGGTCTGAACCTGAGAGTTCTCGCCAATTAATTTTGTGCCCGGTCAATGCCATTACCTGTTGCGTGCTCCGTTTCGTGGAGCTGACGGCCAGGCGATAAATCTGGCACCTATCAGGACTTATTTAAGCGTTAGTGCTCATGCCCGTGTCTGGCGCACCATTCAGGATTCGAACCTGAAACCGATAGCTTAGAAGGCTATTGCTCTCTCCGGTTGAGCTAATGGCGCTGAATTGGCGGGACAGGAAGGATTCGAACCTTCGACCATTCGGTTAACAGCCGAACGCACAACCGCTGTGCTTCTGACCCTGAAATGAAAAAGGCCGCGAAATAGCGCAGCCCTTAATGCTTTATGGTTTTGCCTGAATTAGGCGAAAAAAAGCCCGCTCAGAGGGGCGGGCAGAAGGTAGGAAATACTGATTCTTCAACGGTTCGAGGCGCACCTAATAGTCCGAGCTTCCGATTTACCAGGAGAGCGCTCGTTTTCCGTTACTACCTTTTAAACATAGCTGGAGAAGCCGAAACGGCAACCTCACTACCAAATAGCTTATGTAGCATTGCATTATGGTGCCGGGTGCCTCCCGGTGAGCATGTCCCAGTCGACATGGCCCGCGCTGCATTTACAGATCACTGTAAGTGACTGGTCGCCCCTCCGCATAGGGGGATTCACCACACGAATAGATTAACAACATGTTAATTTTCTGGTCAATAAGATATAAGCAAATGATGACATGCAGTTTTCTTATTGCTGAGTAACTTCAATCTGGTTCAGGGCTCTGCGCGGAAGGGCTTTGACGTGTCGTGCAGCACGTCTCTACCCAAGAGCCCTGACCGGATCGCAGGCATAAAAAAGCCCCGCACGATGGCGAGGCTCGGTGTTCTGATAGGTCAAACGCAAATACGGCAACCTACACTAAATATATTGCTCATTTGTTCATTGAAATGCAAGCACGTTATGACTATTTTTTGCAATTTTCCTCACGCTTTCGCGATCGTTAAACGCATTTTGCAGCGGCTGGTACAGGCAGAATAGCGCAGCGTTTATAATCTGCTTAACTTCCCGGCGAATGGTTGAAATGCTCGGGTGCTTATACTGGTTTCCGGCGCGGGTCTTCATCAGGCGAGGTTTGCTCACAGCATGCTGCCATGAAGCGATCCTTATCTCGCTTGAGTTACAGACGTAATAGGCAAAAATCACCTTCCATGCGTTCTCATCTACGTTTTTCAGGTAATGTCGGATTACGGCATCAATCAGCAACCCATCATCATCGCTGCATACAGGCCTTGATGGTGCTTGCGGTTCAACCGTGGCCATGAACTTGGCAATCATATTTATCATCGCCTTGTCTATCTTCCCTGTCTGGCACCATGCGCCCCAAAGCTGGAGCCACTGATCTATCCACTGGTGCTGTTCGTTGGTTAGTTCCAGTTTCATGCTGTCTCTCCCGGGGTCTGATAGATGCGAACGAAATTCTTCAAAATTCGGTAGTCAACCAGTACGGTGCCACGGTGCCGGCATAGACGCAGCTTTTGCCAGCGGTCGCGGATGCGTTCGATAACGTCACGGCTCATGCGGCCTCCTGATGGCGGGCGCGGCGCTTTTCCAGCGCGCGGGCTCTGCGGGTGAATATGGATTTGATTCGCTGCAGGTAGGGAATATCGAACCGGCGCGGCTCGTTATCAGCCTCAAGGCGCTCTACGCGATCCAGGCCAATGCGTTCAATCAGGTGAATGCGATATTCAACAGCGTTGCCGCTCAACTGCCGGTTGCAGCGGGTGCAGGCGGAGTGGACATTGAACACGTTGAATTTCAGGTGCGACGCCGCACCACGGGAACGGTAATGACTGGCGTCAATTGCGCTGCCGGTCAGGTAGTTGCTCTTACCAATAAGCGGGTTTCCGCAGCTCACGCAGGGCTTACCTTCATCACGAATGCGAATATACCGGTTAAAGGCTGACTGAGCCTCTTTATCCCATTGGGCCTTTGTCTTGAATGACTCTCGCTTGGCCCGGCGACGCTGGCGACCTTCCTTTTCGGATTCGCGCTGGCGCTTCACCGCCCTGGCCTTCGCCGCCTCCCGGGCTTTTGCTGTCTGTTTTTTGCCGATCGCGCTGGCGCATTCAAAACTGCATACCACCTGCCCTTCCCGGGCAGGATGGAACCATTCGCGGCAGTGGGCGCATTTACGGCGTGCTGGTTTACGCATGTGGCCTCCGTGCTCTCAGGCGTAGCCACTTCTTATCGACCAGGCGGGCGGTGTAGTCTTTCAGGGTCGGTATGTCGGAAGGCTTAACTTCGACCTTGCGCTTGCGGCGCGCCGGCACGCGGAAGATGCCGCGCTCCATTACTTTGGCGAGAAGACATTGCATAGCCATCACCCCACAAAGCTCAGCAACTGACTGGCGGCATTTTCAGCCTCAGCCGGCGAGTGGAATTTGCGACGCAGAATGTAGTTCCAGAGCACATTCAGCACTGATTTGTAGACGCCGTTGAACTGGCTGTCGTCCATGCTGGCGAAGGAGATCGACTTTGCGACGCGGCGACGGCTACCGTCAGGCATCTGGTATTCGTCGTAAAAGCCAGCCTGAATGGTTGCCCACTCGCGGAAGGATTCGAAGTGTTTCAGCAGCGCCATATCGCGGGAACGAGAAATACCGACAGAGGAGAGATACATCTCCGCGGCGTTCTGGAGCGCAGCGCGCTGATCGAAGTCGGATGAGAGGAAGTCGATAAACCCGGATATGAGGGTGCGCTCAGCGGGCTCAATGAGGCCACCGGAAGGCGTCCAGTAGTGATACCCGAGAGTCAGAAGCTTGAAGAACTTCTTGTGGAATGCGTAATTCCTGGGCTTGCGGAACTCACCGCAAAGCAGTTGCCCTACCGGGATAAGTTGCAGGTATTCGCTGGTTCCCGGCTCTGCGGGAATCAGTACGTTTTGATAACTCTTCTCAAATTGCAGTGTTTGCGCCATGTGTCCCCACTTGGCGCCGGGTAATCGTGTCAGTTGCTCAGGCTGACTAAGTAATTATCGCCCTTCCCGGGGATAAATGCAAAATGAGCATATACGAGAAAACCCCTCCGGAGAGGGGTTTGATTTCAACTGGAGGCTTTACGTTCTGCGGGGGATTTAGGCACCTTTCACCTCTACGCATTGAATATTATCTACGCTTGGCGAAACATCGTCCCAGGACCTCTTATCATCTGCAACTTTCATCGCCTTAATGGCTGCTTTGCACTGCTCCATACTCTGCATGGGAACCACCTGCATATTCGATGATTGGCTGCTGATGACGAAAATCAGGAAGATGTACGCCATCACTTCACCTCCAGGCGCCAGACGGCCTGGCCAATGCGGCTCTCGTGGGGACATTTGGATACCAGCCCCTCTTTCGCCAGTTCAATAAGCTCTTTGCGGAGGTCGGCGCTCCTCCATTCCACCCCAGGGAATTTGCGCTCCATCGCGCATCGGATATTCCAGGTAGCCATGCGGAAAGGGTATCCGCTCCCCAGTGTCGCATCCTGCAGCGCAGCAGCATCAGTCATCACCTGCATGATTTTGCTTTTTACGTCACTCACTCTTCACCTCCTGCGGGGCGGCCGGCAGTGATACATGAGACCACGACTCACCACTAACCACTCTCCTAATTGTTCTTTTGGACACGTTAAACATTTTGGCTAGCGACCCAAAAGAGGCGCCCAACCCCCTTAGCAACCTTATTTCACTTACGCTTTGGTTGTTTAGCTTTGAGTTGGCCTGCATTTCCCCTTTATATGCCGGAAGATGTGACCTGTTTCTCAGCCCTGTTTCCCACGCATGCTTTCTATTCTCCTGCGGCGTGACCCATTCAAGATTTATTAGGTGTGGGTTGGCCTTATTTCCGTCTATATGATTTACCTCGGGCTTACCATAAGGATTCGGTAGAAATGCTTCTGCAACTAGTCTATGCACCCTTGCAATTTCCCTCCTCCCATTTGAAGCATCACTCAGCCTAACAACGCAATATCCATTGGTATTAAGAAATTGTTTTAACGGTCCGCCATTAAAGCGCTGCTTAGTTCCATCCCTCCTCAAAATCACTCTTGGCAGACTAATGACATCTCCGCACTCATTAACCTGGTAAATACCTTCCCAACCAACAACTGGTAAGAAATTCATGAGTTACTCCTTAGGCGGATTTGGCAATGGCATCCAGTGGGTTATATTCTTGGCAACGAATTGGTTTGCCTGCCAAGCACCAAATATGAATGCGTAGGTAGTTACGTAACGATTATCCCAGCAAAGATACGCCCCATCATTTTCAGGCATCCGCTCGCTTACCGGAATCCATTTACCAGGCACTGCCGGCGCTGGCTGCGCGTGGAGATAGAGCTTAGTGCCAGGCTCAAAGGACTGGATAAGGCGGCGATAAGAAAGCGCATCCCCTCCATCATCGCCAACAACAATCACCGGCTCACTGTCCGCTACCGGCTGCGCTGGCGGCATATCTGGACCTTTGCGAATGGCTTTTGCCAGCTCGATAGGGTCATCGTACAGCCAGTCTCCGGTTTCTGGGTGATTGGCTTCTGCCAGTTGGGCGGCCCACTCCAGGCCGTCTTTGTGTCCCTGTAAGTAGTCGAGAGGCAAACACCCTGACTCGCTGTCCATTGCGGCCAGCGCCATGCGGGCCAACTCTCGTTCTTCTGATGCGCTTGGCTCTGGTCCATTACCCAGGAAAATTTGCCGTGCGCGCTCTCTGGTTATGGTTGATTTGGTCATTGGTGGGATCTCCTTCCAAGTTCTGCGCAAATCAATCCTGCTATTATCGCGCCACAATGCCCAGCAATGAGCGCCCATGTAGGTACATCAATATTTGCCGATACCATGCTTATTGGTGTAGCGCCCAAGCCTATGAATGCGATAGTGAGATATATTTTCCAACGTTTTGCCATCACTCAGCCTTGTATCTTAAAGATCGGTTAAAATAGCATCGGAATGATTTGGCAAGGCTCATGCAGCTCGAACTCAGCCAGGGGATTAAAAAGCCCGATGTGGAGCCAATTGCGCATGAGCTGAGCCACTCATCTGAAACCCGA